TTATGATTTTTATAGATTAAATCGTAACGCTAAAAACATTGTTGAAAGTGGTGCAATCTTTAAAGCTGCGGAAGATTTTGTGGATCGTTACGAAAACGTCATGATAAGTGGATTTAACTATTGTAAGTTTTGTATAGCTAGTGAAAAATATCCACCTTTTTTATTTAACACTAGAATTTATTCTACAATATTAATTGACAATCGCCTAGACCTACGTTGGAGAGGAAAATACAATGAGGACACAGATTTGTCTATAAGATGTCTAAAACTTGGTTATTGTACTTTACAATTTAACGCTTTTTTAAGTGAGAAAGCTACTACGATGCGATTAAAGGGTGGAAATACAGATTCAATCTATAAGAACGATGATTTAGACTATATGGATGGAGTAATGGCCAAATCAAAATCCTTGCAAGAGCAACACCCTGACGTTGCTAAAGTTGTGTGGCGTTTTAATCGGTGGCATCATTTCGTTGACTATAGCGTTTTTAAAAAAAATATTCCCATTAAGAAAAAAAATTTAGTAATACCGACTGGGGTAAATAATTATGGTATGGTTTTAAAAGAGGTAAAATTATGAGTTGGACTTTTGAAAAAGTTGATGTTGAACTTTTGGACAACCTTAATTTAAATAGTCATGAGAAACTTCTATTTATCCTTATAAGTAGATTTAAGAATGTTAAAAATGGAATTAACATTACAAATAGTTATTTAATGAAAAGAACTGGGATTCAATCTAAAGTAACATTAAGGAAATATCTTGATCGTTTGGCTAACTTTGGCCTTGTAGCTAGGAATCAACCTCATTTTAAGAAGCCTAATAGATTTACTTTTGATAAAAACCAAATGCAAGAATTTATAAGAACTAATAATGGTAGGCGAAAAAAAATGTCTAAGATTATTAAAGCTACAAAATCACAACAAAAAAACTATTCACATAATATCAACATTGGGAAAGTTATACCTATTAAAAATAAACTTTAGGGGGTCAATTTTTGACCTATAGGGGTCAATTTTTGTACCCCTTATATAGAGATTTATTAATAGAAAATAATATTATATGGATCAAAATGAAAAAATAAAAAAGGTGTTGTCTAAATTTGTTAAAAATAGAAGTTTTAACTATAAACTAGCTAAAGACTCTAGAATTAAGAATAGAAAACAACATGAATTAAAAAAGCAAATAAAATTAAATCAAAAGAATTTATCTAAAGATCGCTTCAATCAATATTTAGATTCAATCTATAAGGCTCAAGATTCAACCTATAAGTCAGATTCAACCTATAAGGCCAAAAATGATAACTAGTAGATTAACTATAGATCAATTAGATAGATTTCTTCAAATCGCATCATGGGTTGATAATAAGCTACCAAATCCAATTCCAAAAAATTCTCCTAGTATGTTTAAAATCCTAGAATTACCCATAACAAAGGAACAACTTAAAAATTCGGACACACCCCTTGCTAGACCAAAAATTATTCCAACCTCAAAACAATTATCTATATATGAGTTTATATTGCTTTTAATGATAGATACAAAGCCGAAGAATAGAGAACTTTTATATTTAAGGAACTTTCCTCATAGAAAAAGCTATAGGGCTTTAAAACGGCTCTATTTAGATTGTAGCCATGAAAAACTACGCTATCTATACAATAGAGCCTTAATTGATACTTGTGAAATAGCTAATAAAAACCTTAAAAAATATCTTAGTTAGTTTTAATTAACATTCCTAAAAGATGAAATTGATTAATATCATCATTTACGCCTTTTTTGATATTTTCTTCAAGCGTTTTACAATGTTCGCTAACAATGTCTTCTAGCTTTTTTTGATCAATACTTTTTAAAATATCTTGATGTATTGCATCAATAACGCCATGACCTTGATTCTTTGTAGCATCATTAATTACATCATAAGCATAATCTAAAAATTCGCTTTGACTCCCTTGCCAAACTCCATTTTTATCAAATAAATCATTACTCATGTTATTTTCTCCTCTCATTGTTAAAATGTTCAATAATTTCATTAGTTGCCATTATTCCTAAATAAGCAAATAAGCCTATAATAGATAATCCAAATAAAACGAATATTAGCATTTTTTCCTCTTTTGGTTGTAATATGATTTAATAGGGAATTGATACAAATTAGAAACTTGTCTAATTGGTTTCTTGACTTTAGGCATCAATCCCAATTCCCCAAAGCCTACAAATGAGAACATAGGTCGGTCATTGTAGGTTTTAGAGAATAATTTATAAATGTTTATGTTTTTAGCTTTAGCCATTAGAGACTCTCACATTCTAAAAGTTGAGGTAATTTATTAGTACCCATACTAAAAAAATTACTATCATGATCATCGTTCAAGAATTTTTGAAGTTTTTTCCCATTCTTAACACAAGCGTCATAAGTTTTTTTTGATCTTATGGAGTCGTTTGAATATCCAAACTCATCACAAAAATCATTAAAAGTATTTAGTGAGGCTAAATAATCGCTTTTTAAACAATCAAGTACATCGTCAACTTTAGGCTTATCGGTAAAATAAGATCCTTGACTAAAAAAAATTGAAATTCTTTTGTAGCCATACCTAGAGTCTAAATGATTGCCTTTTAACTTGTATCTTCTTTTTAAAGTAACTTTATAATGATTCATTCTTGAAGATTCCAACTCACTCATTGATGGATTTGAATCACTATATTCGCAAACAATAGAAATATTATTTTCTTTAATAAAATCATCTATTGTTTTTGTCTTTTCAATTGGTCTTACTTCTTGTTGTGTTGTGTTCATGTTTTCCTCTCTTTTAATGTTATACATAAGTTATAACATTATTATATTGATTCTATGTTAAAGTCAATTGCTTACATTATTAATTTGACAAGTTGCCAATTTTAAAGGATTTATTGAATATACTAGATATAGGAGTATCTTTTCATTTTAGGTCTTATCTAGTGGTTTAGGTTAATTAAGCCCTATTTCTTTATCTTTTTCTCTCTCTCTCATATCATTAAATAGGGCTTACTAACGCTAATTTTAAGCGAATCGCTTACAAAATTTATAAAATATAGGACCAGCAAAGGTAAAAATGGCAAATAAAACAAAGTATTCTAAAGCATTAATTAAAGAGATCATGAGTGAATTGGCTATTGGTCATTCAATTAGACAAGTTTTAAGCAAAGATAATCGGCCATGTTGGGAAACTTTTAGAACATGGTTAAACAAAGATGATTCACTTCGTAATGAATATGCACAAGCTAAACAAGACGGAATTGAATATTTATTAAGCGATGCACAAGATTTAATTAATGAATCTTTAGCAAATAGTAAGCTAAAAGAAAAAACAGATTTAGGGCAAACTCATTTAGTCAAAGCATATATTGATTTAGCTAAATGGAAAAGTGAACGATTATCACCGAAGATTTATCAAAAAAAGGACTCAATGGCGTTGAATTTCGATAAAAATACGCCTTTAGTGGTCAAGTGGTCAAACTCTTAATTGTAATATTTATATTGGTTTTATTGAGTTATTTAATAAATCATCCATTTATTGCATGAAACTAGCACAACAATAGTTATAGTTATTGCAAAAAATACATTGGAATCGTTCTAAACTAGAGCTAACTAGATAAATAAAAGATAAATATTAAATAAATTGGCGTAAATGCTAGAGTATTAACACTAGTCAATTGACTACAATTCACTAGACAAATAAAAAGCTAGATTTTGGGGGGTTTTTAACTGACCCATACGCCGAAAAAAAAGTTGGCATACGATAAAATTTAAATGGAAGTTACACACAAATAAATTAGGGATTTACAATGTTCGATTTTGACGATGGAAAAAAAGGATATAGTGCTGTTATTTATATTATGGAATCTTCTAATAGTGTGGTCGTACACTTTGGGGGATTTGAAGATTTAAGTGAATGTAGATATTTTTCATCGCACATCATGGAAGATTTTGGAATAGAGCAATTGTTAAATGTTCCTAAAGGAGTCACAGTACATTAGGGGGGTTTTGTTTTACAATGCCTAACATTGTTATTCCATATAAGCCAAGAGAATTACAAAATTTTTTGCACAAAAAAATTGATAAGCACCGTTTCAATGTGCTGGTCCTACATCGTAGAGCTGGTAAGACAGTTATGATGATTAACCATATGTTGAGAAGTGCATTAATGAATCCTTTGCCAAACTCAAGATATGCTTTCCTTTCTCCAACTTTTAAGCAAGGTAAGGCGACGGCATGGGATTATATAAAAACTTACGCAGGGAAAATCCCTGGAACAAAATTTAACGAAAGCGAACTAAGATGTGATTTGCCAAATGGTGCAAGGATCACAATTTTAGGCGCAGAGAATGATCAGGCACTCAGGGGTATATTTCTTGATGGATGTGTATTCGATGAAACACAATCTATTAAGCCTACTATATTCCCAGAGATCATTAGACCTGCATTAGCAGATCGTAAGGGTTGGTGTGTGTTTATTGGTACGCCAAAAGGCCGAAACTACTTTTACGAATTATACGAACAAGCTAAAGAAAACAAAGATTGGTATTCTTGTGTGTTCAAAGCTAGTGATACAAAAATTTTAGACGAAGAAGAATTAAAAGCAGCCAAAGAGGTGATGTCTAAAGACTTGTATGAGCAAGAATTTGAATGTTCTTTTCAAGCTGCGATTACAGGGTCTTATTATGGACACATTATTGAGAGTCTAGCAAAAGAGGGTAGAGTTGGGGATGTTCCTTATGACGATAACCTTGATGTAGAAACTTGGTGGGATTTAGGTTTAAACGATTCAACTTCGATTTGGTTTGCTCAAAGATATAAGGGCGAAATAAGATTAATAGATTATTATGAAAATAGTGGTTTTGGTTTAGATCACTACATAGATATAATTGATCAAAAGGGTTATGACTATTCTAAACACATAGCACCTCATGATATTAAAGTTAGAGAACTTGGTAACATGGGTAAGTCTAGGTTAGAGTCAGCTCTTGAATTAGGAATAGCATTTGAAGTAGCTCCCAAAGTTTCCATCGAAGATGGGATTGAGGCAGTTAGAAAAGAATTAACTAATTGTTGGTTTGATAAGAATAAATGCAAGACAGCGATTGAATATCTTAAAGCATATCAAAAAAGATGGGATGATAAAAACCAATGCTTTAGAAATAAACCACTGCATAACTTCGCCTCACACTGCGCTGATAGTTTTAGAACTGGCATCGTAGGGCAAGGTGTTGAAATAAGCGATTGGAAAAAAGAAGTACCAATAAATACTAATTATATAATTTGATATGGCAGAACAAGTAACAATTGATAAATTAAAAGCTATTATTAACTCAGAGATTAATAACTCTATAGGTTTTATGGGAAGTAATCTTACTTCACAAAGAAAAAAATCTATGGAATATTACATGGGTGAAAAGCTTGGCACAGAAATTGATGGTAGATCACAAGTCGTATCAACAGACGTAGCCGACACTGTTGAAACAATCTTACCTAACTTGTTAAGAATATTCACAGCTAGTGATCAAGTAGTTAAATGTGAGCCTGTAAAAAGCGAAGATGTTCCATTAAGTGATCAAGCTACAAACTATATTAATTATATTTTTAACAAAGATAATAATGGTTTTAGTATTCTATACACTTGGTTTAAAGATGCACTTTTAGAAAAAAATGGAATTGTAAAAGTTTATTGGGATGATAGCTCAAGTGTTGAGCAAGAAACTTATAAAAATTTAAATGAAGTTGAATATCAAGTTTTAGTTAATGATGACAATGTAGAAATTGTTAGTGAAGAAACTAGAGTTGATGAAAAAGCAAAAGAAGAATTAGAACAATTAAAAGCTTTAACAAAATTACAAGAGGAACAAAACCCTGATCAACCTCAAGAGGTTGGCCAAAATTTAGAAAATGTTCCAACACCTATGTTGCATGACGTAGTGATTAAAAGAACATCAACTAGTGGTAAAGTTAAAATAGAAAACGTACCACCTGAAGAATTCCTAATTCAAAGAAGTGCAAAGTCTATCGAAGATGCAAACTTTGTAGCACATAGAGTTATGAAAACTAGAAGCCAACTTATAGAGATGGGCTTTGATAGAGATGTTGTAGAAAATTTGCCAACATCAAATAATATTCTTTTGAATGACGAAAGACTTACAAGATTAAGTGATATAGATGAGTCACCATTAAACGAAGCACCAGACGAAGCGACAACTGACATTGAAGTTTATGAGTGCTATGTAAGATGTGATATGGATGGTGATGGCGTAGCAGAGCTAAGAAAAGTAATAGTAGCAGGGTCTAGTGCAAATGAAATACTAGAGAATATGCCTTGTGATAATATTCCTTTTTGTAGCTTAACACCTATTCCAATGCCTCATAGATTTTATGGTCGTAGTGTTAGTGAATTAGTTGAAGATGTTCAATTAATTAAATCGACAGTTATGAGACAGTTATTAGATAATATGTATTTAACTAATAACAATAGAGTTGCGATTATGGATGGCCAAGTTAATCTTGATGATTTACTTACGTCAAGACCAGGGGGTGTGGTTAGAACTAAACAACCACCATCACAAGTGATGTTCCCTATGCAAAACCAAACTATATCTCAACAAGCTTTCCCTTTATTAGAATACCTAGATACAATTAGAGAAACTAGAACAGGGATAACAAGATACAATCAAGGCCTAGACGCTGATAGCTTAAACAAAACAGCGACTGGCGTTAATGCGATTATGACTCAATCTCAAATGAGAATGGAGTTGATCGCTAGGGTATTTGCAGAGACAGGGATTAAGGATTTGTTTAGACGTATCTTTGAATTAACTTGTAAGTATCAAGACAAAGAAAGAGTTGTAGAATTAAACAATCAATTCGTACCTGTAAAACCTACAGAGTGGAAGAATAGATTTAATATTTCAATTGTTGTTGGATTAGGTAGTGGATCAAAAGAACAACAAATAGTAATGCTAAATAATATTTTAGAAAGACAACTACAAGCTTTCCAATTGCAAGGCAATAGAGAGTTCCCAATGGTTAGTCTTAAAAATATTTATAATAGTTTAGCAAAAATTATAGAAAACGCTGGTTTAAAAAATGTCGAAAACTATTTTGTTAATCCAGATATGGGTAAATCAATGATGACTCCACCACCAGAGCCACCATTAACACCAATTGAAAAAATTGAATTTACTAGAATACAAAGTGAAGAAAAACGTAAAATAGCAGAGTTGGAATTAGAAAACAAAAAACTAAGAGCTGACACTGCAGAAGCTATTTTAGGTTTTGAAACTAAAATAAAAGAATTAGAATTAAAATATAATTCACAAATAGACGTAGCAAAATTAAAAGCAGACGCAGATCTTGAGAAGTTAGTTACAAACAATAGAAATAAAACTTTATAAATACGAAGAACTAGATAAACAAACTAGGGAAAAAGTAATTGAGAATTATAGATACATAAATGTTGAAGATTCATCTTGGTATTATTGGATTCAAGAAGATTTTAGTAGATTAGGATTAGAGATACAAGAATTTAATCTTGATAGAGGAAACTATGCTAAAATCTACATTGACAACTTTGAAGATACAAGCAAAAATATCATTGAATATTTTGGAGATAGTGTACTTATTAAAGAAACTGCAAAGAACTATTTAGATGAATTTAATAAGATACAAGCTAATTTTAAAGAAGATGAAGATATTGAAAGAGAATTAGAAATACTTGATGAAGAATATGAAAAAGAATATTCAGAGGATATACTTTCCTATTTAAGATCAAAC